ACAACTAAGTATCCCAACTGGTTGATGACCAATAAAGTTGGTCGTGGTCTTTACGCAATTGCTGGTGGAAACACAGTTCGTAAAGTTGTTGAACAAGAAATCGTTGAGAATGATGTGAAGAAACCTACGTATATTACTGAAGCCACAGTTGCTGCTCCGATCGTTGATGGTAACTATGTTGCTTGGGGTAATCATACTGATGTTGAAGCCATCATCAAATCTAAACTTTTCCACCCGATCTATATCACAGGTCCGACTGGCAACGGCAAGTCTACCATGGTTGAGCAGATTTGCGCAAAACAAAAGACACCTCTGATTCGTGTTAACTTGAACGCAACCGATGACGAAGATAAGTTGATTGCTTCTAAGACTCTCGTTGATGGTAACGTGGTTATTGAAGATGGTCCAGTCGTTATCGCTATGCGTAAGGGTATCCCAATTCTGATTGATGAAATTGATGCTGGTGGGGCAAACTTGCTTATGTGCTTGCAAGGTGTTCTTGAAGGCAAACCCCTATACATCAAAGCCAAGAATGAGATCGTATATCCTCAGGTTGGTTTTAATGTGATTGCTACTGCCAATACCAAAGGTAAGGGCAGTGATGATGGTCGCTACATTGGTACGAACGTGCTTAATGAAGCATTTCTCGAGCGATTCGCTATTGTCTTCGAACAGGAATATCCTGGACAGAAGGTAGAAGCCAAAATCGTGACCAATCTGATGAAGTCGCTGAATTGCTTAGATGGTGAGTTTACTTCGGTTCTCATCAAATGGGCTGATGCTATTCGTCGGACTTTCGAGGATGGTGGTGTTGACGAAACAATTACGACTCGTCGTTTGGTTCACATCGTTAAAAACTTTGCGATCTATAAAGACAAGCGTAAGGCAGTGCAACTTGCTGTTAATCGTTTCGACTCGCACACCAAAGATGCCTTCTTGGACTTGTTCGATAAAGTAAGTGCTGACCCAACTTCGGTTGAAGCACCTGCCCCAATCGAAGAAACTCCAGCTGATGGCATTACTATCTAAAATAAGTTTGACAAATAAACTGAATCGTAGTATAATTATCTTGTAAATTTGAAAAGGAAATTGAAATGTTAAAATATAATGATCTTACAAAAGCCCAAAAGCGTTTCGTTGATGCAGTTCTAACGGAATTCCCTGAAATTAAAAAAACAGGTGTAGTCAATCGTAAAGAACTTGAGTCAATCTATTGGACTCTCAACGATAAGCGTGCAGCAGGTGGCGAGAAAGTTGGTTTCCCCAACTGGTTGACTGCTAAAAACAAAATCGATCGTGGCGTCTTTGACTTCCCCTTGCCCGAAGGTGCAGTTGCTAAAGTTAAAAAAGCTGCAGCAGCTGAGAAAGAGAAGTTTGAGAAAATCGTAAACGATGGAGCAATCGATGTTCCTGAAGTTGAAGAATACGTATACGATGAAGAACTTGAGAACATCAAGGCAGATCTTTCTGGCATCAATTCTTAATTAGTTAAGTGTTTCGTGGGAAGGTTGCGTGTGGTCACCAGCGCAACCATTTTCCCATTCTTATAGGTGACGTATTTTATGGAGTTATAATTTATGACTAAGCAAAATCTTTTGTTGAAGCATTTGAAAGCTGGTAAGACTTTTACGCCACGCCAGATCTCTGCATCTTTTGGCATTGCACACCCAGCATCTGCTATTCGCAACTTGCGTGAGCAAGGTTATTGCGTTTACGCAAACCCTGCCAAATTGACTGATGGCAGCGAGACAGTTAAATACCGTATCGGTACACCTTCTCGTCGTATGATTGCTTTGGCACAGCGCATTGTTGGCGCAAGTGTTTTCGCACGTGCTTAATTGACGGACTGGGACTGGATAACACCAGTCCCATTTTTATTATGGAGTAGGCATGGCTATCAAACGAGATATTGTAAAAGAGTCCCAAACAGCTACAACTGGTGGGCGAAAATTTGATGGTGGTAAACTTCAATATGGTTTGCTACCTCCACTTGCTTTGAAAGCAACAGTGGAAATCTTAACATTTGGTGCGGAGAAATACGAACCAGATAATTGGAAACATGTTCCTGATTCAAAACGCAGATACTATGATGCAATGCAAAGACACCTCTGGGCATGGAAAGAGGGAGAGCAGAATGATCCCGAGACTGGTAAGAATCACTTGGCTCATGCGATGTGTTGCTTAATGTTTTTGTACGAACATGATGTAAAATATTCAAAAGGAACTGATAAATAATTTTACAAGTCAACTCTCTTATGGAGGATATATGTCAAATGAACAACACAAAGAACAACACTCTAAACGTATATATCAAAAAGAAGTTACAGTAAAACGAAATACGAAACTCGCTAAAGAGTTTGGGATTCCTGTAAAGCAACCACATAGACTACATAAAAAGAATCCATTTAATTGCGGTAATCCTGATTGTGTTATGTGTATGAATCCTCGTAAATCGTTTGGTGAAAAAACAATGCAAGAACGCAAATTTGAACAGACAGCAAAACTGGTAGATGAGTAATTTTATTTTTATAAAACATAATGTTGATGTTGATGCTGTTCTAGCACAACTCAAAGAGTACGAATCTGATTGGAAAGAAGTTTCTACCTATGAAAACACAGGTGGATCTAAAGACCCATATGGATTTTTACCACTCGTTATGGCATTGACAACTGAAGAATTTCCTGAACCAAAGAACACAGAGTTAGTAAAGCCAACTCCGATGTTTGATCGACATACAGAAATAAAGAAACTGTTATGGAAACTTGGTGTTAAGAAATTCTGTCGAGCAGCATACTTTAAGTTAGCAGTTGGTGGTCGAGTTCTAAATCATATTGACGATGGTACTTACTATCTTGAGAAAGATCGGTACCATCTATCCCTATCAGGAAGGTATAAGTATAATGTTGATGGTGAAGAACACATTATCGAACCTGGAACATTCTTCTGGTTTGATAATAAGAAATACCATTGTGCTGAAAACGTAAGCCCAACTGAACCACGTCTTACTTTCGTATTCGATGTGCCTCACTCTAAAGATAATCCCCATCACAAAGTGAAGAACATGTTTAAAACGAAATCTAGGAAAAAATAAATTTGACACAAACACACATTTATAGTATAATGTTTATACATATTGATATATCATCTAAGGAGAAAGTGAAATGAAATTAAGTAAAGAGACGCAAGAAATTTTCAAGAACTATGCATCAATCAATGCGAATTTGATGTTGCGTGAAGGAAATAAAATTGCAACAATGAGCGAAAACAAAACTATCATTTCTGATGTTACTGTCGCTGAGCAGTTCCCTCAGTCATTTGGTATCTATGATGTGAATGAATTTTTGGGTGTCATGTCATTGTTCAATGACCCAGATCTCTCATTCAAAGATGATGTAGTAATCATCAAAGAAGGTAAGAATCAAATCCGCTATAAAGCAGCAGAAGAGACAACTTTAAAAACACCATCTAAGTCTATCAACTTTCCAGATGCAGAGATTAACTTCTCAATGACATCTTCTGACTTACAGCAAATGAGCAAGTCTGCTGGTATCTTGAAAGTATCTGACGTATCATTCGTTGGTAAAGATGGAAAGTTGACAGCTCTTGTTGTTGACAAGAAAAATCCCCTAACAAATAAGTTTGAAATTGATATTGGCACAACCGATAAGAATTTTACAGCAAACATGAAGATTGAAAACTTCAAAATGCTTCCAGGTGCTTATAATGTTTCGATTGCTAAGATGAAGATTTGTCGTTTCAAATCCACATCAAACGATCTTACATACTACGTAGCTGTTGAGTCTGATTCATCTGCTGAATAATTTTAAGAGGTTTATATTATGAGTCGTGAAGAATTTCTATGGTGCGAGAAGTATCGCCCACAAACTATTGATGAGTGTATTCTTCCAGAACAATTGAAGGATACATTTAAACAATATGTTGAACAGGGTCAACTGCCCAATTTTATTTTCTCAGGTGGTGCTGGTGTTGGTAAAACAACAGTAGCACGTGCTTTGTGTAATGAGATTGGTGCAGATTATTTGTTTATTAATGCTTCGGAAAATGGAGGGATCGATGTCCTACGCAATAAAATCAAGAGCTATGCCTCGTCTGTTAGTCTCGAATCTGGAGGTGTCAAAGTCGTCATCCTTGACGAAGCCGACTATCTCGAGCAACACAGTACGCAGCCAGCCCTGCGCTCTTTTATCGAGGAATTTTCCAATAACTGTAGATTCATCCTTACCTGTAACTTTAAAAACAGAATCATCCAACCACTACACAGCCGATGCGCAGTTGTAGAATTTAGGATTGAAAGCAAAGACAAACCTAAGATTGCTGCACAGTTTTATCGTAGGGTTGTTGAGGTGCTTGAGAAAGAGCAAGTAAACTTTGATAACAAGGTAGTTGCTAAAGTTGTAGAAACTTACTTCCCTGACTTCCGAAGAGTTCTTAACGAACTTCAAAGATACAGTGTGAGTGGTAAGATTGACACAGGTATCCTAGCAAATCTTTCTGATGAATCAATGCAAGAGTTGGTTGGTTACTTGAAAGCAAAAGATTTTGTTAAGGCACGTTCTTGGGTTGCTAGAAACAGCGACATTGAGACCTCTGTTCTTTTCCGTAGATTATATGACAACGCAGTTGACTATCTTGAGGGAACATCTATACCACAAATGGTATTGATTCTTGCAGACTATCAGTACAAAGCAGCATTCGTAGCTGATATCGAGGTAAATAATGTTGCAGCATTGACGGAGATTATGGCAAGTTGTAAGTTCAAGTGAGAATATTATGACACCATTTGATTACATCAACGCAATTTGCGACAACAAAAATAAGGATTTGATTAAAGAACCACAGGCAGAAAAAGATTATAAGGCATTTATCATTAATCGTGGATTGGCATACTTTCATGACACAGTCTTGCCAGCCAATCAGATGAATATTCACCATGCCATTCCGAAAGATTGGCAATTTTCGTATTTGCTAAATAGCATTACCAAGAAAAAAAGGTTCAGTAAATGGGCTGAAAAGCACAAAAAAACTGACAACTTGGAAATGGTTATGCAATACTATGATTATAGTAAGCGTAAAGCAATGGCTGTTCTAGACATTTTAACAGAAGAGCAGTTGGCTATGATAAAACAAAAATTCGAAAAAGGTGGAAGAACATGACTATTGATGAGACCGTATATTATGATTGGACTCCTGACAGTATGCTCGAGGTGGAACTCCCAGAACCAGACAATTTCCTTAAGATCAAGGAGACACTCACACGTATTGGGATCGCATCTAGAAAAGAACGCAGACTGTACCAATCATGCCATATCCTGCACAAGCAAGGTAGATACTTTTTAGTTCACTTCAAAGAACTATTTGCGCTGGATGGTAAGGAATCAAATTTAACAAACAATGATGTAGAACGAAGAAATACTGTTGCCGTTTTACTTCAGGATTGGGGATTACTAAAGATCCTAAAGCCAACAGAAGCAGAACCACAAGCATCTTTGTCACAAATCAAAGTTCTTGCATTTAAAGAAAAAGATGAGTGGGATCTGGTGCCGAAATACAACATCGGTAAGAAAAAAAGTCATTAATTAAGTCAACCAAAACGACCTCTATGGCGTTATATTATTAGGAAGGTAATAAATCATGAGTAACAATACAATCAAGTTGGAGTTTCCTGTTGAACAAGTGGACGTCATTCTTAGTGCTCTAGGGAATGAACCATTTGTTAAAGTCAACGATCTGATTCAATCAATTCGTGTACAGGCAGTTCCACAGTGGCAAGCCATCCAAGAGCAGAGTAATCCTAAACCAACCAAAGAGGAAGACGAATCATGAAAAATCTTATCGCACTTATCGCATTGTCAGTAGCAACAGCAACTTTCGCAGCAGAACCTGCTAAGAAAGAAGAAGCAAAGCCAGCTGCATCTGCGCCAGCAAAGAAAGCACCTGCTAAGAAAGAAGAAGGTC